CAGTTTGAAGTTAGCACCTTGCCAGAAGTCAAACGGATCGATTGCTTCCTCATCCTCAAACTCAGGTTGCATAGCAGCGGTGAGTTTGTCGAAGATCTTCTTACCGAACTTATACAGGAAGACTTTACCTTCGTTAGAGGGGTTAGCGGGATCCTTGACCACATAGATGTTAGTAATGTAAGTCAGTTTACGCTTCTGCTTACGTGCCTGCTCCTTACCAGCATCGGTGCCGTTGTTCCACAGCATCGTGTTGTGCTCAGACACAGGATCCTTCTGACCCAGAGTAGTCAGAGAGTTCTCAATATACCAACCACCAGGACCTTGGAATGCGTGACTGTAGAGTTTCACGAACGGAAGGTCCTCACCGTTCGGAGCAGGCAGGAAACGGATCACGGCATAACCATTGCCGCTCTTATCACACTCCAGTTTCCAGAGACGCTCATCGCTGCTGGAACTACCTGCGTTATTCATTTTTTCGACTTCTTTGACCAGTTTTGCGGTCAGAGAACCCAGTTTGGATTGCTTTTTAAGGTCTGCGAAAGACATTTGGATTACCTCGGATTAATTGGATTCGGGGGATTTACTCGGATAGTATAGCAAAGATGCTCTCAACCGTCAATGTATTGCTTGAGAGATTTGATTGTCGCATTCATACTTTCGAATAAAACTTGCATATCGGTTTCTGGTGGGAATCCCATCAGTGCCACCGACTTGCGTAGGTTCTCTTTCATCTCAACCGCTTCTGGGTCGTCCGAAAGAGATAATCTAGTATACATCACACGTTGCTTCTCTAGCAAGATCTGCAACTTCTCGACATGTTCCAACTTTGTTTCACGGTCCATCATCCCAAAGGAGAGAAGACTTCCGTAGATTTCTTCTTGGAGTTGATTGATTTCAGTTAATTCTTCTTGAATAATGTCGGATTTAAAAAAGTCACTCATTGATTATGGACCGTAAAATCTTTTTGTATTGGAACATATCAATATTTAGGAACGGAGAATATTTTTTTAATTTCAAACTTACGGATTCCCACACAGGGTCTAAAAGTTTCTTATCAAACTTATTCCCGAACAGGAATATTCTCTCATATATCACTAGGGTCTCTAGTGAAATTTTCCCGCTCAGGAACTTTTTTAAAACGGGTGGATGTCCTTTCGAACAGTCGAAAACACTCTCTAATTCGTTCTCCGAGAACAATTCGTTGCTTTGCTCTTTGAACAAGTAAGTCAAACTCTGTTGACGTTTCATCCACTCTGCGTAAGTTCTTTCTCCAGAATTTATAATTTCTCCAATCCATAAGTTTTGTGGGTTGTCTGTAGCAGTGAAATTAGATACTAAAAAATCTACGACTTCTTTGTCATTATACTTGCGACTTGTCTTTTCGAACCAATATTTGTCCTTTCTTTTATTGAAAGAAGTTACACTAGCACGGGTTTTTGCCCCATACTTAAAGAAGTCGTATTTTGGGTTTGTAAAATGATTTTTGAGCGAGAGATAATGTTGATAGGTTTCAAAGGAAGTCACTTTCAGCATCTACATATCCAGCAAATTCAATGTCTTCAATACAATCTACGGTGACTTTATGTTCACCAATCTTGTACCAATGTTTATGTTCACCTAAAGTATCTGGATAAAAACCCAAATACTCTAGTTCATCAGATTTATTTTCACGCAACCATGCCTGAAGACGATGGTGCATTAGATCATCACGAGAAATCATAACGGTAGTTTTGCTCTTGAGGTTCGTTTCATGAAATTGAGACGTGTTGCATCCCACTTTAGTTTCTCTTTCAATGGTTTTGAAATGAGTTTCGTAACAGATTCTACTTCAAGTTCATTGAGTTCACAATAGTGGCAAATAGCATCAATGTAATTGAATTTTTCTTCCGCAACGATTTTTTCAATCTCAAGAGCAAATTTAGAAGGTGTCAAAAATTTACTTTCTATTACCTTTTCTAACTCTTTATTCTTTTCCATAGAGTTCCAGTTTATCTCTAACAAATTTTCTAATATATTTGCTGAGGAGTTTGATGTACTTTGATTTGTCATATTCTTCATAGACGACGCATTCTCCATTTTCACAAGCCATGATGATTACAAGTTTTTTAATCGAAATATCCGTGAGTTCGTACAGCATACAACCATATGCCATGCACTGTACAAAATAGTGTTCGATCCACTCTCGTGGTTTTGGTTTTTTAGATGTTTTGAAGTCGATTATTGCTAACTCACCGTCATATTCAGCGATACAGTCAACAGTCCCAGCAATACCAAGTTGCTTACTATATAGGGACCCTTCAAGGGCGTAAATATTATTTATACGATTTAAGTCTGTTTTTGCAATTTTAAACAGAAAATCAGAAATTGGTTGAACATCGGATAAATTGCGATTATGTAGGTAATCCTCGACAAGAGTGTGCATATCGGTTCCACGACTTGTTGCCGCTTTCGTGATACGGTCTGCCTCTTCATTACCAACTTTCTTTCGCCAGTTAACAAAAATCTCCTTATTAAAATGACTGGTCACCGAAGTGATGGAGACCAGTCGGAGGAGTTCTTCTTCGTCGGGTACTGAATAATAACGAACACCATCTATAGTCTCCCTTTCAAGTTTAGGGAGATTCAACTCAACATGCTCAAACATTAAAAACCTGCTTCCATTTTTGCAATAATGTATTCTTTGACAAGTCCAGAACGAACAATATCGTCAATACCAAATTCAATAACATCGAAGGAAGGCATTGCTCTCAAAATACGCATAAAATCAATAATACCATTTCTTTCATTAGTTTTCTGAAGATCAGACTGAGTAGCATCACCACAGAAACAAATTTTGGTATTTTCACCAACACGTGTAATTATACTATCTAATTCATGAAAGTTCAAGTTTTGAAATTCATCAACAATAACAATAGCATTATCAAGAGTAGTTCCACGAAGGAATGAAGTAGACCAGAACTTAATAGTTTCTTGTGCTTTGAGATTTCCATAGAGCATCTCAAATTCAGAATCTGTTGGCATCTGGAACATATACTTCACCATATTCTTATAAGGAATCTGGTAAATATCTGACTTATCCTCATAGGTTCCAGGAAGGAAACCAATTTCACGAGTTGAAACTAGTGAACGAACAAGATAAATTCTTTCATAAGGAGTATTCTCACTTAGAACATCTTGAAGTGCGTTGTAGAGAGTGATAAAGGTTTTACCAGTACCAGCACAACCATAAGCAACAAGATGTTTGTCATTTGCATATGACTCAAACAAACGTTTTTGATTATCTGTCAGGGGTTCAATATCAATCAGATAATCAAAATTCAGAGGTTTTTTCCTCTTCATTTGTTTTGCGGTCAATCCAACTCCAATTGGTTGGTCGCTGTTCCCTCTTTTTCTTCTTGCCATAAGTTACTCAGATTTTTTTGACTCTTGAACCAGGTGCTTTTGATGCTTTATGAAGAACATCATTCCATCCAGGATTTTTGGCGACGAGTTTATCTCGCCACTCACCAACCTCTCCAGGTTGTGGGCAGGTTGATGGATCAGACCAATCCCGAATCCACTCAGGATTGTCTTGTTTCCATTGATCCCAATCATTAACACTAAGAACAACTTCCTTTTGCTCTCCAGTTTTTGTATTCACTACGGGGTATGTTGCCAAAATCTCACCTCCTAAATGATATGAACTTATTTATGGATACATTACAGAACCCATTGATTTTCTACTCCTCCAAGTGCTTCTGTACAGATAGGAAATTGCTCGGCAAAGATTTTTTTACATTCTTTAGCAATATCCATATGCTCTTTTTGCGTTCCATTTTTTTCTCGGAGTGCAATATATGTGATCCAAGACCTGCAACTACCCGCCATATAAAGACGAGTAGGAGTCGCCAGAGGAAGCACAAAGCGAGCAGACTCTTTTGCTACTCCGTGAGCAAGAAGTTCCTTGTAGAGTCGCATACCCTCCGCAAAATGGTCCTGAATCTTACTTTGTAGAGTCAGTTTTTCATATTCGCCAATATCATCAATAGAGTTCTGACGATTCTTGGTATCTTGACGACGAAGATCGGGAACGGGAATATACTCTGAAATCAGTGAAGTATCAGCATAGCGTTGTGAGAACTCTTGATATGTGAACGAACGGTGTCGGAGAATTTGAGATGCGATACCACGATTTGTTT